TCATTGGTAGCCGTTTCGCCCTTAGCAGAAATGCCTATATTACCATTTATAAGAAAAGTAGTGTTAGTAACGACTGTAGGAACTTCTACACCGTCTTTATCCACAAAAACTATACTGTCAAGCGGATATAGATTTACAAAAGGTTTAGCAATACATTCATAAGGTGTATATGTAAATCCGCCTACCTTACTATAAATGCTTTGTGCTAATGTCTCGCTATCGTGCTGTATAAGACCATTACCCTCAATCAAGAGAGCATAACTCTCATCTCCAAACAGTACATTTTCCTCGTCAGAGACTTTAATACGCACACCCGATATAGTAAGAGCATTTTCTAAAAGGTCTGAGGAGAAACGCATAGCGGCATCTATCCTTGCAGAACTTTCAGTTTTGTACCACTCAAGACGGAGTTTACCCTCCCAATCTATATAAGCACAAGTACCGGTTATCTCCGCTATCCACATAAGCAGTTGACGATAAATGAGGTCATCTCCTTGCGGATATTCGTTTATAACATAGTCTTGATTTATTAGAGTGAGAATGTCTGTAGCAAGTTCCACGTTGCATATATTACATATCTGCTCCAACAAATTACCGACTGTCATAGGGAAAGATAGTTTTTCAGGCTCTACATCCTTATCGAAATGTACCATACGGTCTAAGGCTGAGAGTGTAATATGAGACAATTTACGAGGAGAGTTATCTACTGTAAAATATCCCATAGGAATAAAATGCTCTACGGCTTTTTCCCACTTACGAGCCTCCCACTTCTTTGTGCCAACATTTATAAAGAGTTCTGCACCCTCAAAAGTGGTATCGTTAAACTTGCCGTCTGTATTATCGAGAGTAAGACTTAATTCTGCCGCAACAGCAGAGCCTATCTCTATGCGAGAGCCTGATACACAATAGCGGTCTATAGACAGTCCGCCTTGTATGACATCTTTCTCCGTTAAAGTTTTTGTTTCTGCAACACCATTAAAAGCAATATCTACTATTTGTCTGTGTTGCGTTGTAAAAAGGTCTAAGACCTCTTGTGTAATAGGATAAGCCATATAATAACCTACCTTTCCACAATGTTAAAACTAAGATTACTCCACAGTCCTTTTGCGGCATTATACATAGGTGTAGAACGATTACCTACATAAAATTCCTTTGTTACATATTTGCCCTCCATAGCATCAAGGTAATTTACCTCTATATATTCAGGGTTAAATGCTTTAAGGATTGTAGAAACCTCTTTAGTTGTAATGTTTTGCCAAGATAACTCTAAGCCGACTAATTGACGGATACGCTTTTTATTCATAATCGCATCCTCTGTACGACCTGCATCTGAGGCGGAAACATCCTCTAACTTATAGGTATAAGCAGAGGGGCATTTGATAGCCACCCCATCTACCGACCTAATAGGATTATGTTCGTCCATCAAATTACCCCTCCTTTTAACCGCTTACAGGTACGACTGTTTTGCCGTCCCTACGGTTCTTTCTTTGTAATCCATTGATTATATCGTTTGTACCGATAACATTATTAACGACAGTATCTTTCTCAAGCAGTTTTCTCAAGAGAGCATTTTGTTCTCTGAGTAGAGCGTTCTGTTCTGCGTTAGCATCTGAAACACCCTCGCTGATACCGGTTATAATTTGGTCTGTGTTAGCAACCGCAGTACGATTACCGATTGTACCAACCATTTCCGGTCCTGCCTCATTTGCGACAAAGATTTCTCCTACTGAGGGGAAACCACCGTCTGCATAGGCTCTGAGTTTAAGACTAACATCTCCTGCGTTAGTAACATCAACTGTACCTTTAAGAGTCGGGAAACTTGTACCCCTAAAACCACTTGCAATACTTGAACCGAGTGTTTTACCGAAATCATTTCCGTAAGACTTAGCAAGTCTATCCGTAAATGTATCTCCTAAAACATCCTTTACAGCACCTTTAAGGGTATTCATCTCTGATTTCATACCTTTAACAAAGCCTGTTACAAGGTTTTTACCGACCTCTTTCATACTTGTAAACATTCCGTTTGCAAGTGAAATGTTTGACGATTTCTCAGTAAGTTTTTCCAACTGTTCTAAGAAATCATAATACCTCTTAACCAAACCTATAGCGATTTGTAGTTCAGGGTTAGCCAACCTTAATTTATTATTAAGATTCACGGCTTGTTTATATTGATTGTTTGCATCGTCTGCCATCGCTTTAATCGGGTCTTTTGTAAAGAACTTGATTATAGAATCGACAGTAGAGGCGAAACCTGATATAGCACTACTCTTTGAGTAAGATACTACTTGACCTGCAAAGAATGTCATAAAGCCTGTAAAACTTTCCATATCTACAGACAGGTCAGGTAATTTATCATTTAGCCTGTTAAGAGCAGGATGTAAGTCATCACTTAGTTTATCAGCAACCGTTATTAAACTATCGGTAAATTCTACAAACGCACAAGTGAGTTCTACAAGCATAGCCGTACCTAAAGCGATAGCCAAAGGTAACAAGCCACAGGATGCAACCGCCGCAACACCGAGAGCCGCCGCAACTACACCTATACCGACTAATATACCTGTACCAATCAATATTGCGTTTGTAATATTTTCGCCGTTGTTAAGAACCGGCTCCCAAGCAATACCAACTTGATTTAACAATGCACCGATAATAATTATCTCTGCTATAAACAATGTAGCACTTACACCAAGTATAGCCAACATAGCAAGACCGAGAGCAAGATAGCCTACAAGAGCCGTACCTGCCGCACCGAGTAAACCTGTTACCACACCTACAGCGACTAAGACACCTGTGCCTATTCCCATAGCGATAAGAATAGTATTACCGTTGTCTATTACCGGTTGCCAAGCGATACCTACCTGTTCTAAGAGAACACCGAGACCCCAAATAGCACCTACAACTAATCCTGCCGCTACCGCAACCTCTGCAATAACTACGAGCCCTAACGCAAGGTTTTTAACGAGCGAAGTCATTTTAGAATTGATAGAGGAGGTAGTTGTATCTACCTGTGTTGTGGTGTTTGCAACCTCTTGTAACGCAGGAGCAGTCTTTGATAAATCAGTAGCCTCTTTAATCTTAGTGAATACTCCAAGAGCGGTTACTATGCCGCCGAGCATTTCAATAGCACCGATTACGAGAGTAGCCTTATCGACTCCACTCCAATCGCCGTTTTTGATTGCCTCCCAATTTGTTCCTATCTCTGTAATAATAGTTGTGAGACCTTGAACTGCCATAGCACCACCGGCAAACTGTAAATGCCCTGTGAACAAACCTATACCGATAGCAATATCTGTTAGTCCGTTTATAGCCGTTCTTGCGTTATCCCAATTCAAGCCGTTTTCAGAGATGTTTTTTATTCCGTCCACAACCTCCGTGATACCTTGTATAACTTTCAATGCTCCGCCTATTTTAATGTTACCGAGCATTACAAAAGCATCACCTATCATACCTATAGACGAACTGATAACTCCTACAGTATTTCCGTCTCCTATAGCGGTTCTCAATTTTTCAAAGTCCGCAACAAATAACCCTAAACCGAGACCTGTTAAATTCCAAGAAAATTTTACAGTAGAAAGTTTTTTAAGTGAATCTATACCTGTAAGTACACTTTTTGCGATTTTCCAAGATGCAAAACCTGCCGCTATACCGCCGACAACAGTTAAAATAGTTTTAAGAGTCTTTTTAAAAGGTTCAAGGTCAGGTGTTTTCACATTGGCTAAGAAATCGTAATTGTACTTACTCAAATCAATACCGAATGTAGAGTCATAACCTCCGCCGTATGCAGATGCACCTGCGGTAGCATCACCTAACTTATTCAACTCATCCATTCCTACTAAGGAGTTTTTAAGTTTTTCTGCACTTTCTTGAGCATCTCCAAGAGCATCGTCAAAATTAGTAGCAGAGTCTGCTCCTAAATCAAGAGAGGACGAGTAATCTATTTCGGGCAACTCGTAACCAAGAAAACCTGCGAGTGATTCCGCCGCATCTTTGATAATCTGCACAAGTGCCTGAAACCACGGAATAACCTTTACTGCTACCACACTTACAACTTGACCTAAAGCAATTTTTGCTTGTTCGGTCTGTGCTTGTAGTATTCTCATAGCATTAGCAGGTGTTGCTATCGTTCTTGCTAAGTCTCCCTGAGCATTTTTACTCTGTTCCATAATGGTTATGTAACGGAGAGTTGCTTTTTGTGCCTCAGTCATTTTAGCGGTAGATAACTCTATACCGTGTGCTAACGCAGTCTCTCTCAACTGAGCAACCGATATATTGATACCCCACGCTTTAAGACCTTTAATCTGTCCTGACATACCGCTTTCGAGTTTTGTAAATGCACTTGAAACATCAACATTCCATAATGACGATAAGTCATAGGCTAACTGCGTAAGGTTCTTACTCATCAAGTTGGCGGACTCAGAACCGATACCGAATCCCTCCGCTATTTGATTGAAAGCACCTTGACCGTTGACCCATTCCTGTATGTTGATACCCATAACATTTTGTACTTGTCGAGCATACTCTAAAGCACTATCCGCCGCACCGCCCATAGAAACACGGAATAAGTTAAGCGATTCTACATATTCGTTATTCTTTTTGAACCACGAGCCTGCTATGTTGTAAACCTTTTTTAAAGTGTTACCAAGCCTTGCAGAACCGCTTGTAATACTGCCGAGTTTTGAGGTAAAGGCTGTACTTTGTTTTCCGGCATTACCTGTAATATTACTTAATCGTGAAAGAGTTTGGTTTAAGGAG